ATGACTCATACTACCATTTTGGCAAGGACCAGTTTGGCTTTGCAAATACAACAGATCATACTGATTTGCCACCAGGAGCTGATTTACCTTATGGCCCCGGAGCACAGCCTCAATTAAATCCAAGCCCAATTTTACCGACTCGTCTTTTCATTGGAGAAAATTATCGTTATGATAGTATTTTTTATCCAGCTATTTTGGTTAAGAGCGGAGGTACTCGCTATGTTCCAATTTCTATTAATCGTAATCAAGGAGATATAAAATACGATAAGAGAATATATGTCGATGGATATGGAAACGAAACTACTGTACGAACGCCTGTATCTTTTGAAACAAATGGCGCTTGGGAAGGCTCAATTATTGTTGATGTATTAACACGTAGTTTAAGATCACGTGATGATTTAGTAGAATTAATCGGTATGTGTTTTACAGAAGTGCATTTTGAAGCCTTGCATCAAATAGGAATTATAGTAAAACCTATATCGGTTAGCGGGACTTCTGAGACAGATGATCGAAATGATAAATTATTTAGACAGACGTTGACTCTTGATATAAGAACAGAATGGAGAAGAAATATTCCGATAGGTAATACTATTGATGCAATTCTTTTCACGGCTAGTTTTGCAGATTTAGCCAGACCAGAAAGTCCGGTGGCAGCTAATTTAACTATTAACACTGAAATTAATGTATTAGATTTATTATTTGATAAAATTAAGGGTGAAGATTCATGAGAATTTGTAGCGATTGTGAAATTGAAAAAGATGAGAATGAATTTGGCACACATAAAAGAAAAATGCGAAATGGCGATACTAAAATTTATCCAAGTATATATTGTAAAAAATGTGTAGCTCGTAATATGAAAAAATGGAGACAAAATAATCCAGATAAAGTTAGTAAACAAAATAAAAAACCAAAAGCAAGAAAAGCGCGAGAAAATTGGCTTACTAATAATAAAGATAAAAGGCAAGAATACGAAAAACAATATTATTTAGATAACAAAGATCAATTTAAGAAGCATGCGCAATCTTCAAAAGCAAAAGAGACCAAAAGAATATACAAACGTAATAAAAGGCGCAATGATCCTATTTTTAAGCTTCGTGATAACTTATCTAATGCTATATTAAAAGCTCTTAAAAAAGGCAAGTCTGATAAAGCAGGGCAATCTATTTTACAATATCTTAATTTTACTATTGAAATGTTAAAGCGACATTTAGAAAAACAATTCGATTCTCATATGAATTGGGGCAATCACGGAATATACTGGCATATTGATCACATCATACCACAATCTGTTTTACCTTATACCTCAATGGATGATGATAATTTTAAGATATGCTGGGCATTAGATAATTTGCGCCCATTGGAAGCAAAACAGAATATGTCAGATGGTGTCACTAGGATTAGACACAAAAGGAATTAATATATGCGGATAATGACATATAAAAATATGAACTTAATGTTAAGGATAATCAATGTCTAACATCCCAGCAACAAACGCCTTACCAGGCGTTTTTACGAACGTTATAACTCAATCCAGCGGGGTAGCCATTCCCGGAGGTTCAAGAGTCGTAGCCATGATTGGTCAAGGCTCAACAAACGAAACTATAATCTCTCAGGCTCAAGGTGGTGGGGTAGATGGACTTAATCCTACTTATACGTCAACCACAGGCGCTGATGGCAGACATTTCGCTTTATTAAATTTTCCTCTAATTCAACATCAAACAACTATTTTTAAAAATGGTATTCCTCTTAATTTATTAGAGTTAGGCCCAATAACCGCAACTACTACTTTTAGTTTTATTTATGATGCACAATTAGATCCAACTACCGGGCATATTTTACTACAAGCCGCACATTTACAGGATCAGGGCGGGGCGTTTTATGTGCCGCTAAATACTAACGTAGGTCTAGGTAGCCTTAATGGATTACAATTAGTAGATGTCGATGCCCCGCCAGAGGTTTGGACTGTTCGTTGTGTAGGCGTTCAAAGAAACGCTATGAATCAACCAATAGCAGGGACTGCAAGATTTTTAGCTTTCGGTTCGGTTTCCGGAGCCCAATTAGATGCTAATGGTAATCCAATTGTATGGGTAGCTAATGGACAGACTGTTACTAATAATATTTTAACTTTCTCGATTACTGAGACACAAGTATCTTCTGTTACAGTTTCTCCATTTGTACCAGGTGATGGCTTTACAATTTTAGTAGCAAGTGGAGTATTAGTTCGTGGAGATACATTAACTTCCAGTGAAATTCCACAAGCTAATATCAATCTTCCAACACTTTGTCAAGGTATGAGCGATGTTGTTAATTTATGTGGCATTCCAAGTCTTACTAATAATTTAAGTTTGGGCGGACAATTATTATTTGCAAATAATGCATCTTCTATGATTGCATTACAAGCCGCGCCACCACTTCCACAAAGAACGTCTTATGTATTAGATCCAGATGGTGTTAATTCACTTTCTACTAATGTGAATGATTTTATTTGGCCTTTCCCTTTGGGAGTGGTTCCAGATTTTAATTCTGATATTCATGTTTTCGTAACTAATCCAACAACCTTAGTGGAGAGTCAAGTATTACCAAATAAACTTACTTACTATACGCTAGGAGCTGCCGGTCAACCAACGGAAAGTCAATTTATTTTTAGTAATCAACAACCACCAGGAGGATATTCTTATTCTTATTCAGTTGTTAATAGCTTTGAAGAAGTTGCAACCGGTTATGATGGATATATCGGTAGACTTCCAGCTTTTGAAACTCAGGCTGTATTTAGTTCTTCTATAAGTTTTAATTCTACTTATGTCGGTCAACTTTTGCAAGTAATTGATTCCGTTAATAAGTCTAACGTGGGTATATTTAATATCACTGCTGTTTCTGATGGGCAATTATCAATCTCAACCATTACAACGGGTGAGCCAGGTGATCCAATTCCATTTCCAAGTCCAAGCGGATTTCCAGATTTAGTTTCCCATAATCCAGAAACTTTTGAACTAATTTATATACCAACTGGGTTGCCTGCAACCGGCGGGTCTGGCACTGATGGCACTGTGGTGGCTTTATTAAATACTGCTACTGGCACTTTGACTAGCACTCAAGTTAATTTCTCTATCTTTGGAAGTTCTAATACTATTGCTTCCGACTATAGACTACAAATAAACGGATCAACCGTTGGCAACAATGGGCTATATGATATCCGTGGTTATGATCCAATTCACAATACATTAACTTTGTCAATGTCATTCGTTAGTGAAAGTAACCTTAGATATGAAATTCTCGATCCAGACGCAGTAAGCACTTACTTGGTATTAAATCATAACGTAGTTCCAAATGGAAATTTCCTTAGAGTTACGATAGTTGATGCAAGAGACGCATCATTTTATGATGCTGGATGGGTTAATGCTTTAGCAGCACTAGAAACTATCGAATGTGATATTTTAGTTCCTTTGCCAAATCAAACGATCAGTGTTATTTTCCAAAATGCGTTAAGTCACTGCATTGTGCAGAGCAATATTCTAAATAGAAAAGAAAGAGTATTATTCATAGGAGCTATCCAAGGCTTAACTCCTGCTAACTTAACAGGTGCAACGCCAGCAGCAGTAGAAAATATAGGTATTTTAGAAGGTATTCAAGGAGCCACAGTAACTGACGTATTATCTGGTAATATTGAAGATTTAGCTAATTACTCCGTATCAAATGCTTATGGATTTACCTTCAGATGTGTTTACTTCTATCCTGATCAGATCGTTGTTCAAGCCGGAGCTAATAATGTATTGATTGACGGCTTCTACATAGCAGCAGCTGCCGCCGGATATGCCAATGCCGATCTTGCGTTACAAAATCCTTTCACTAATAAGGTATTTAGTGGGTTCACTATCTTGAGAAACAAAACATTCTCTACTCTAGTTCTAACACAATTAGCAGCAGCCGGTGTCACTACATTGCAACCAGTAGCAGGCGGCGGTAGAGTGGTTTGGGGCATCACCACTTCGCAAAGCGGATTCCCCGAAGAACAAGAAATTTCAATCGTCTTCATTAGAGATAGAGTTGCAAAGGTATTACGTGCTGGATTTGCCGGATTTATTGGAACTCCACAAACAGCCGGAACTGCAAATGCATTAAATACAGAAGCGGTAATTCTTTTGAATTCCTTAGTTTCACAAGGATTGATCACCAACTATGCAGGATTAACAGTAATACAAGATTCAGTTGATCCTCGTCAATGGGATATTTCAGTCAATGTACAACCAACATATCCAATAAACTGGATTTACATAACGGTTTCTGTAGGCAATTTAGGAGCATAATAAAAGGTAAGTAGATATGAAAGTATGTTCTGGTTGTAAAAAATTATTGTCACTCGATTTATTCTCAAATGATAAAAATGCAAAAGATGGTAAAAAGTACGCTTGTAAAAAATGTATCTCAGAAAGAGAAAAAGATTATCAAAAAGAATATAGAACTAAAAATAAAGAAAAATGTTCACAGGCTAATAAAAAATGGTATGAAAATAATAAAGAATCTGAACAAGAAAAAGATAGACAATATTATCAACTAAATAAAAAGAAAATAAATACTAGAAAAAATACTTACAATAAGAAAAGAAGGAAAGAAAACCCTTGTTTTAAATTAAGACACTTAATATCCAATGCTATCAATTATGCTCTAAAGACAAATGAAAGTTGTAAAAATAATGTTTCTTGTTTTAAATATTTGCTTTATACAACCCAAGAATTAAAAGAATATATAGAAAGTTTATTTGAGCCGTGGATGACTTGGCAAAATCAAGGTAGATATAATTTGGATACTTGGAAAGATGAAGATCAGTTAACTTGGACATGGAATATAGATCATATAATACCACAAAGCAATCTGCCTTATACAAGTATGGAAGATGATAATTTTAAGAAGTGTTGGGAGCTATCTAATTTAAGACCATACTCTGCAAAGCAAAATTGTTTAGATGGAGTTAATAAAACCCGCCATAATGACGCATAATATAAACGGAGATAAAATAATATGGTAACAGGTTATCCACAGACAGGCTCGATACTAAATCTAGGAGATCAGTTCGGCACTAATACTACCGATACTGCTATTTCTACTAATATACTATTAGCCGTTAGAACACCAGCCGGCCCGCAGCCAATTGGCGCAGTTCAATCAATGTCAATTACAGAAGCTAGAGCTATTAGGCAGGTTGATGAAGTTGGAACAGATGGTCACATTGATTCTGTGCCACATCAATCAACAAATATCACTGGTACTTGCCAAAGAATAAGATTTCAAAAACTAAGAATTGCAGAAGCATTTGATAGAGGTTTCTTACATGCAGCTGCTCAAGTATATCCTTTTGATATTATTATAATGGATAAACAAAAATTTGCCGTAAATGCACAAGTCACTACTGTTATCAAGAATGTTTGGATAAATAATATTGCTTATACTTATCAGGCTACCGATTGGATTATTACTGATAGTATGGGTTGGGAAGCTGAGTATATTTTCAGTACAGTAAACGGCGGCCCTGCTGCAACTGGCGGTCAAGACAATCTATACAAACCATTTGGTGGAGCTAATAACCCAAATTGGATCGAATCACAAACTGACTCTGGCTTTGCTGGTCGTAGAGGTTCTTTGGATGCTGCTGGACTTATCGATCTTGGATCTTCCAATTATCCTGGTTCTGTAGGAATATACTAAAAAACTAAATTAATTAAATTGCATAAAGCACTTGGTCAAACGATCGAGTGCTTTTTTCTTTTGATATATAGTATATTAAGGAGATAACAATGGCAGGTTACGAATCGCCCATAGGGTCAAAACAAATTAAAGGTACACCAATGAAAGATTATAGCGTCCCAGATGAAAGTTCCGGGCCATCACAATTTGCACCCCCACAACAACAGAGACGTCCATCAAGAGAGGAGTACCCTCCATTCAATCCTGAGGATATACGAAAATTTAATGAGCAGATGAATCCGCAACCTCAACACCCCCAGGGAAATCAAATTAGTGAAACAGAAATGAATATGATGGCGGCCAAAAAGGCTCAAAGAGAAGGCAAACAAAGATTATCTGATGGCGCTAGACGCCGTATTGAAATACTTATTGGTATGGTCAGACTTACCAGAGATATAGATATTGAAGGCAATGTGTTTAAACTGCAAACTCTAAAATCTAAAGAGATGCGTGATGCTCTAGTTGCCACTTCCGAGTTCGATGGTACAATACAATTAGTTTTTGAAACCAGAAAACAATTATTAGCACGATCTTTAGTTATGATTGCAGGTGTGGAGACAGCACAATTTTTAAACTCGGAAGATATGCAAGATCGTTTAGATTTTATTGAAGAGATGGATCATTCACTTCTATTAAGGTTATATTCCGAGTATATTTCTTTGTCCAAAGAAGCTCAAGATAAATATGCTCTCAAGACGCCAGAGGAAGTGAAGGAGGTTCTTGAAGATCTAAAAAAATAATAAATGAACCGGAACATCGTTTCATTTGGTATCTAATGAAAATGTGGAATTGTGAAGTAGATGATCCTCGTATTATAGATATGGACCCGGTTCGAAAAATTTGGATG